TAGGCCCGTTCGAAAATCTTTTCAAATTTATCAAATGGGAAGATTCAGAACCTACATTGATTAAAGATGCTTTAGATAAGGTGGAGTATTAGGAAATGATTAACGCAGAAAAGTATAGAGATAAATTGCTAAAGTTTATCGAAGAGAGAGACGCTGGAAGTTTTACATTTAGCAAAGGTAAAGAAGGCAGTTTTTGGCAATGTGGTGGAAGACCTTGTTATGAATGCGGAATGGTCAAAGAAAGAAGTAATTGCTCATTGGCGAGATTAAAATGGCTTTTATCAGAGTATAAAGAGCCTGTTAAGTTAACTGAACTAGAACATGGAATTTTAGAGTATCTTCTTGAAAAGAAACAATATAGATTCGTTGTACGTGAAAGAAACGACTGTCTTTACATTTACAAAAGCAAGCCAAAGAAAGAAGCAGATAGTTGGGAAAGTCTTTCGTTGAATAATGAATTGGGTCTATTTAACAATTTATTCCAATTCGTTCAATGGGAAGACTCAACACCTACATCAATCGAAGATGTACTCGGTAATTGCGAGGTGATTGATGATGACTTATAAAGAAATTTTTGACATGGTTGCAGTGACTGCATATAACGTATTTCCAAAAGGTTTTAATTATGAAGGCTTGCAAAATTGTATCGTTGAAAACGCAACTAAAATCTATATTGAGCAAATGCGATTAGAAAAAGAAAAGTTGCAACAAGAATATGATGATCTTTATGAAGGACATGACAAACTTTCTTATGACTGGGCAAAGTTAAAGAAAGAAAATAAAGAGCTGCATGATTATTATGATGACATGCGCAAAAATTACAACGATCTTGTCATCAAATTCGACAATTTATACAGCGAACTTTATGAGGAGGGGTACATAGAAGATGATTAAACTTTGTAATAAAAGCGAAACGCTCCAAAGGGTCTGCGAAGACATATCAAAGGTAAATGAGTTGAGAGAGACATATTGTGAGCAGCTCGATAGAAATGAGAAGGAATCGGAACATGCCAAAGACTATAACAGGCTTCTAGATAATTACAAAACTTTAAAAGCACATTATATAGAATTAAATAAGGAGTGTAAGGAACTCCAGGAGGAAAACATCTCCTTGCTTATCAATCAAAAATCGTCAGAAAGAACGAAAAACAAGATACTTGATGAAGTTCAGCAATTACATGACCGAGTAATGGAACTAATTGCAGAGGAGATGAATGAAGATGATTAAAAGACCTAAGAAAGAAGAATTTATTGAGTGGGATCGTTTTGGGGATGGACACGTTAACAGTGTTCGATATTCAGAGGCTTTAGAAAAGTACTGCGATGAATTGGAAGCAGATCATAAGATTTTAGAAAACTGGGATATCGCCTCATTTAGGTACTATCAAGGTATGAGAGAGGCTTTATGGATGGCTATCAATGATGCTATGAACGATGTCAGCGAATGGGGAAGATACGCTGATACACGCAACAAACGTGCTGAATACGATAGATGCATTAAGCAAAACCAATCATATGCTTCTGGTGTTATGGAATTCTATGAAAACATGGGAGTGAAGAAGGCCTGGGCAAGTGAAAAGAATATCACAAAAATGCTTGAAAAAACGAAGAAAATTATAAAGGTAGGCAAGTAATATGAATAGCGCAGTTATGGATATCATAGGCATTCTGCTTATGACATGCACAATCATACTTATTGCTATTGGATTTTTTTGGAAAGAATAAATAAAGGAGAAATATTATGAACTATAGTTTAAACACAAGAGAAGTTAAGAGAGGAGATATCTTCTATATCACATATTCAAAGAATTTCAACGATTCTTATTCATACGACACCACAGGAAGACCTGGTGTAATCGTATCAGATGACCATCTAAACAGAGGAAGTGAATATGTTGAGGTTGTCTATCTTACAACAAAAATCAAGAGAGACATGCCTACTCATGTAGATGTGTTCTGCAAAACACCTTCTACTGCTCTCTGCGAAACTATCCATACTGTCGAAAAAGATCGAATCGGTACTTATGTAAGAACTGTAAGTAACGAAGAAATGGAAGAAATTGAACGTGGATTAAGATCTTCTCTAGGCATGAAGACTCTAGACAGCGATATGAAAAAGGTGGTATCTGTTAACGATGCAGAACCTAATAATGATATGGGATTAGTATCAATGCAGAAGGAAATCCAACTTACTGCAGAAAGAGATATGTTTAAGAAGTTATATGAAGACTTATTATCAAAAGTCGTTGGAAGATAAGGAGAGATTCAATGCTAACAGTTAATGAATTATTTGCCGGCATCGGAGCGTTCAGAAAGGCTCTGATTCGTCTTGGCATCCCACATGAGATTGTGGGCATCAGTGAGATTGATAAATATGCCATCAAATCATATAACGCCATTTATGGTGAAACTAGAAACTACGGTGACATTTCCAAAGTAGAAAGACTTGATTATGCCGATTTATGGACATATGGATTTCCCTACCAGGATATCAGCCTGGCTGGACAGCTTAAGGGAATCGTAAAGGGTGAGACAAGAAGTGGGTTGTTATATGAAGTTCAGAGACTTCTTGCTCAAGCCCAGTCAGATGATGCACTCCCTAAATACTTGATTATGGAAAATGTCAAAAATCTTGTCAGCAAGAAATTCAGACCAGATTTCGAAGGGTGGCTCGAATGGCTTGACGAACTGGGCTACAACAACTATTGGAAAGTACTTAATGCAGTGGATTATGGCATCCCACAGAACAGAGAGAGAGTCTTCTGCATCAGTATTCGAAAGGATATTGGCACAGGCTACACATTCCCTCTTCCAATTGAATCAGACACAGTACTCATGGATAAACTAGAACCTGTAGATGATATTGATGATAAATATTTTCTATCTAATGAATGTGTACTGATTAAAAAGCCTACAGATGGTGTTGTTAAACAAACCGGATATATAAAAAAATCAGAGAATGGCACTCAGCATCAGAGCAGCACTGTCTATTATCCAAACGGTGCAGCTAGAACACTTACTGCATGTGATTATAAAAGTCCTATGATGATTAAGGAGAAATTTAAATGATAGTTGCAGAAATAGCAAAAAGTAAAAATGACGAGTTTTATACTCCGTCATACGCAATCGAACCTATCATGAAATATGTGAAACCTGGTTCGACAATATGGTGTCCTTTTGACACAAAAGATAGTCTGTTTGTCAAGGAATTTGAAAATGCTGGATTCACCATCATTCATTCTCACATAGATAATGGGGGGGATTTCTTCAAAATGACACCGCCAAAGTGTGATTACATTATTTCCAACCCTCCATACAGTTTGAAAACCGAGGTATTACAACGATTATTCAAACTTGACATACCTTTTGCAATGCTCGTTGGAGTGGTTGGCTTATTTGAAAGTCAGAAATGTTTTGAGATGTTTAGAGATAATACATTCGAATGTATGTATTTGAATAGACGAGTTTCTTATTTTAAGAATTATGATGATCAGAAGCCGAGTTTAAACCCACCATTCAGTAGTGTATATATATGTCATAGAATGCTTCCTCGTCAGATCGTATTTGAAGAAATTCATAAATGAAACAAGGAGTAACAAAGAATGAAACGATGTAATCTTATAGCAGAATATACAAATATCAAATATGAACAATCTCGACGCATCTATGGTATGGACGGAATGTGTCCTACTATTACAACAAGAGCGTCGGGGGGGCACGAGGTAAAGATAATGGATAACAGACCAGTAGTAAGAATTACAGAAGCAGCCAAGAAAGGGTATGCAGAAGCAACCATTGGAGATAGTATCAACATCGCTTATCCGAACAGTAAACTAAGAAGAGGAAGAGTTGGCAAGGGTAGAGCGAATACGATTGATACAAGACCACAACAAGCAGTGATGACGGAGGATAGCAGTATGGAAAATATCAGAATCAGAAAACTAACACCTAGAGAGTGCTGGAGACTCATGGGATTTGACGATGAAGATTTCAACAAAGCTCGAGCAGTCAATTCGGATACACAGCTTTATAAACAGGCTGGTAACTCTATCGTTGTAAATGTGCTAGAAGCAATCATGGGTAATATGTTCAGAGGTGATTGTATTGGCTAATATGGCTGTACATTATTCATCAAAGACCGATGAATGGGCTACGCCACAGGATTTTTTTGACCAGCTCAACAAGGAATTTCATTTTACGCTAGATCCATGTGCCAATGAGCAGAATCATAAATGCAAGAAATTCTACACAAAAGAGCAAGACGGTCTCTCACATGACTGGGGGGGGCACACAGTCTTCTGTAATCCTCCCTACGGCAGAGAGATTGGTAAGTGGGTCAAATATTCATACGAGCAGTCAAGGAAAGAGAACACTACCGTGGTGATGCTCGTTCCTTCTAGAACGGATACCAGGTGGTTTCACAACTATATCTATGGAAAGGCGGAAATAAGGTTTGTAAAAGGCAGACTGAAATTCGGAGATGCAACTACAGGAGCACCGTTTCCGAGTATGGTGGTGATATACAGATGAATGAGTATATTTACAAGAAAGTCGATTACTATTCAATGAGACAGCTAAGTGATGTAATCGATGAACTAAGAAGCAGATACAGAATAATAGGATATAGAGCGTATGCACAGGAACAGTATGCAGTACTTACTCTATATCCTATAGAACAGGAGGGAATAGAATGATGCAGAAGAAAAGCGAACTAACTCCAACAGACATCAAGTTGGTATGGTACAAGGACCTCTGGCTTAAGTACTTATCTATGTGTGAAGTGGATTACTACAACGATGAGAGAATGAGATTAGAGTATCTATGCAACCTTATCCTTGATGATCTGATGAGACCGGAATATAGACAGATTAACCTTAATGTCTTTCCTCATTCTAGAGTTAAGCCAAATAAAACAGAGTTTGATACGATTATAGAATTTATTAAGAAAGGAGATGCCAAATGATATTCAGAATACTATCAAAAGAAGAAAAGAGCACCACGGCACTCCTTCTGTACAGATATCTAATAGAAAAAGCGTACAAAGAAAGTGACATCGATTTATCATCAAACGCTGATAAGTATTATCTAACGTTGAATTACCTCATACAGAAGCATCCTATGTATGAAGAAGCAACAAGCATCATAAATAATCTAGTAAATGATGGAGCAGACATGTCATTAATCTACAGGGTGAATCAAATAAATCCATTATCAGTAAAAGAAAAGAAGGCATTATTTGAACTGCTATATGGATATATGACAGAAGAAACAGAAGAGATGCACAGGCTAGAAGATGAAGTGCCGGATTTATATAAATCGTTAATAAACGATATGATAAATTTCGAAATGATAAGGCGCAGTTACCGCTATATCTGTACTGCGCTGGATAAAGATATAGTCAAAGGAGATGTAAATGATGGACAATGAAGAATTAACAAAAGTAATTGATAATATGCAGAAAATCAACGGCAAACTATTGGAGCAGAACGATAAACTACATCAAGAACTGGAACACTCGAACAGAGATTTCTTCGTTCTTGCAGGGCTGATAACTATCACACTGCTGCTTGTTCTGTATGCTATGTGGTAATGTGGAAAGGGGGAATATTAAATGGCAAGACTAGCAGAAGTGTGGTGCACATTCAGAAATCCAATCAATTCAGCACAGTTCTATGCACTCAAGAACAGATTTTATTTGATAAACCTAGATAATGTCACATGGTGTATGGAATCGGCAGACTTTAATATGAGAGGAAATGCATGGCTGATTAAGTTCTTTCATAACGGAAAGCAGATTCATTCGATGAAGTTCTATGATGAACGCCTGGCACGTGACATGCTTAGATATCTTGAGGAGTTCAAACCAAAGAAGGAACACGGCACATTTGATTTTGAAGGAAGAACAATCGACATAGACGATGTAGTGATGGTTTCAAACAAGTATTACAACAATATCGAATCAGCCATGGGAACTAACAGGTATACTCTCTTGATACATACGGTCAACTCCAAATACAAGAAAGTTGATAAAAGCAGCATACCAGGTCGAGAGACAATAAGAGAATTTCAGAAAAGATTCATCAGATAATATGAAAGGTGGTGATAAGTCATGAGTGATTACAGAGGTGATCTATACAGAAATATCATACTGAATTTCTACAAGCAGAAGCATAGGCCACCATATGTCGAGGAACTCAAGGGCTTAGGCGTCAAGGAACTGTACTTCAAGAAGAAATACGGCTCATATCCTAACTACATCAGAAACGAACTGAGACTGCCTATTACACAGACATTCGCTAGAGACAGGATAGTAGTAGACAAGACAACAAACGAAGTTGTCTTCGAAGGCACGATTTATGAGATAAATGAATTCTTCTTCACTAATGAGCCGAACGTAACAAGACATACGCTTGATTTCTATCTCAATAAGAAGGCATTCAGAAGGTACTGGTATATCTTCGCAAAGATGAACTATCATGTATGGGTTGCCAGTGACTGCGACTTCAAGCAGTACAGAAGAGCCATGTATTTCCTGTTCAGAAAGAAATGCTATCCAAACAATATGCTCTATGCGAAAAATGGAGAGGTGGCACAGCTCAAAAGGCTTGGAGAGCAGCTCGACAGGGGTGAGATACAGCTGAGTGATGTGCTGGATGTGGAGAAGTACAAGGAATTTATAGGAAAGGACATTGATTACTATGAGGTTGTATGACGAAATAAAACAGAATATAAACTGCATTGAACTCGCTGCAGAGCTGGGCATCGAACTGCACAAGAACGGGGGCACATATCGCTGCCCCTCTTTTATTCATGAAGGACATAATCCCAACAGTGTCATGGTGAGCGAGGACTCCTGGTTCTCGTTCAGTGACGGTGTCGGAGGAGATGTTACAGACATGCTTGCATATGCAAAGTATGATGGCGATAAATCAGAAGCATTCAGAGAAATGTGCCATCGTTTCAACCTTGTGTTCAATGATACAGAATACAAGCAGAACTACAGAGAATGGAACAACGCTATACTACAGTGGCACAATGACTTGACAGAAGAGGATATAGAGTATCTGCACCAAAGAAAGATCAAGGACAGTACCATCAATAACCTTTATATAGGAAGTCATGTATTCAAGGAGAAATCGCCTAACGGCGAGATGGTGGATGTACCACGTATCATCATCCCTATTTTCAAGAACAACAGCTGCGTCTACTACTGCGCTAGAAACAGAAGTCAGTACAATGTCGTTAAATATAAGAAGCCATACCTGGAGGAAGCATTCAAGGAGAATACACTGTACGGCCTTGATACGCTTAACAGAAGTGAGACTTATACCGACAACGATACAATCGTCATTGCAGAAGGAGTATTCGATTTCTTGACATTCTACCAGGAAGGCTACAGAGTTCTCTCGAGTGCTACGAGACTTTCAAATAAGCAGACGGAGTATCTATGCAAGATTGCCAAGAAATTCAAGCGTGTGGCTATCTGCTACGACAATGACGGAAGAGGCGTACAGTTCACAACAGCAACTGCAAAGCAACTGTTCGAACACAATATTCCGTTCGATATAGTCAACATCCCTAGAGAGTACGGCAAGGATGTGAGCGACTGCTACTGCGCCGGCATCTCACCTGTTACACTGCTGAATGATCATACAGTGAACGGTACGCTATGGTATCTGAAGACTACCATGTCTGATATGGATGAACTGATGGAATATGTCTACAAGGCACACAGCCCTTATATGAGCAGAGTTAAGAAGAAAGCCATATTGCAGTATGCCAAGGAAGTTTTGGACGCTGACGGCGAGGAAATGAAGGAAATACGAAGGGAACTGACAAGGGGCAAGACAAACGATGAATATGCCCATGAGTTTATCGCCAACTATGACTATAAATTAAGATGCAATCCATCACTCGGGTTCTACCGTTTCAACGGTACATACTGGAGCAGATGCGATGATGCGCTCATCAGACAGGGAATCATGGAGATGTTCGATGTATCATTCAATCTTGAATCAGCGATACTGAACAAGGTCAGAACAATCGTATATGATGATACGCTGCCTAACCAGGTGAACTGTCTGAACCTCAAGAACGGCACGCTTTACTTCACCGAGAATCCTTTTGACGGCTATTACAGATTCACTAGAAAACGCAATCCCGATGACTTCAATGACTATGTACTCAACTACGAGTACAGAGAGAATGCATACAGCCAGGACTGGGAGGATTTCCTAAGCAGCACCACAAGCAGTGACGAGAAACTGATCAAGCGTTTTGCAGAGTACTTCGGCTCGGTGTTCATGGAGCACAGCATACAGGACAAGGCGTACCTCTTCTACGGAAACGGAAGCAATGGAAAGAGCGTACTTACAAAGGTATTGAGTGCACTGCTGGGTGATGGTAAACTATGCAGTACTCTAGAATTAAGCCGTCTAGGTGGGCGATTTGACACATTACAGTTATTAGGTAAGTATGTTAATTTCTGTCATGAAGCGACAAGCGACATCAAGGAGGCAGAGCCTATCTTCAAGGCAATCACATCAAACGATGTCATATCCACAGATGTGAAGGGCAAGCCACGCATTGAATTCAAGCCTAGATGCAAGATATTCATTGACTGCAACGAACTGCCAAGAGCGAACAAGTCAAACGGCGGATGGCTCAGAAGATTCGAGGGTACAAAGCACAAATTCAACAACACATTCACTACAGACGAGTCACGAGTCGATGACATCCACGTATTCAGAGCGATACCAGGAATCGACACACTCCTTACAAGCGAGGACGTGCTGCCTGCAGTATTGTGGTGGAGCATTGATGGTTATGTCAGACTGATTGAGAACGGCTACAGATTCAGCGAGATAGATGAGGACAAGGATTTGGAATACGAGTTCGTTATCGAAAGCAACCATGTTGTCGAATTCCTCAACGAGTTCGACTGGGTTGATAACAGCATGACTCTTACATCAATGAAAGCCAACAGAGTGCATGAGATATATACAGAATGGTGTGAAAAATGCAGATACAGAGTTGCTGGGAGAAATACCTTCTACAAGAATCTGAAGGGTGCAATTGATTATTTCAAGGAGCGTGGTGGCTTGGATTGCGAACTGAAGTTGATACATAAACAGTGGTTTTTGGTCAAGAAGTAGAGAGGTACACAACTTATGGTGTTTTAAAACACCCCTAACACCACAGGGCTATTTTTTACTATTTAAATAATAGTCCTTAAAATGGTACCATCATACCCCTAATACCTTATGCGAATCAGAAAAATTCACATATAAAAAGTATTGATATATACTTACTTTTTTATATATTATGGGGTATTGGGGTATTTTATATATAAGTAAATAGTATAGAGAGTAAAAATATGTATATATGTATTTTTATATAAGGAGTATAGGAAAGGGTGTCAAAATCCACATATTTCCCCCACTAGGCATATACAGACCACCCATCCCCCTTGTGTGTGTGCGATTTTTTTGCCGGGGGGGGATGTGTGAATGTGATACATGAGGGAAAGGGGTTGAATCTGACCATCGGTCATTTATTTTGTCAATACTTTTTTAGAATTTCGATATTTTGGAGGTAAAAAAATGGCGAAGAAGAAGTTCGATTACAATGAGATGGGCGAAAGCAAGCTGCCTGTCGCACGTGCAAGAGAGATGCTCAAGTTAAAAAGAGCGACAATCAATGATTTTGATGTAATCAAGAACAGAAGTTACGAATATCTTACTTACTGCGATGAAAACAACAGAGTTCCTACTTTGAGAGGTCTATGTGTCTGCCTTGGAGTTTCACCAGACACTGTTAACAGATGGATTGCTGAGAGACCTAATCATGAAACAACGATTTTTCTCTCACAGATGCTTAATCTGATGGCTGATAATCTCGAACAGGGAGCGCTTCAAGGAACTATGGACAGGAATGCTTCTGTATTCCTGTTGAAATCCAACTTTGGCTATAGAGACAACCAGGATGTGAAGGTTCATCACATGGTTTCTGAAAGCAAATCGATTGAACAGATTGAAAAGGAAATTTCTGCCGTTGTTATAGATGCAGATTTTGAAGAGAAATAAAAAAAGGTGAGCGTTTTATGCTCACCTTTTTACATATGCACGTGAAAATTCTGCCACCACGCGTGCGAACTTTTTGACGGCGCCATACGCCATCTAAAATTTTGCCATATTTTTTCCATTTTTCTTGTGTATAGATTTTTTTGCGGTTCTATGCTTATATTGGTATAGGCTGCATGTGCTCGTGGTATGGATTACATGCGCCTATAGCCTTAAATGGGCTATATTTCAATTCTAAGGCGCATTTATATGAAAGATGATAATTATATCATGATATGATTAAACACGCTTAAAAGGGCTATTTAAAGCCCTATAGAATATCTCCACAATTGGTATGTATGAGCTGCATTACATAGATAGCCTATATTTCAATTCTAAGCGTTGTTTATGTGGTCGTGATTGTTTATACCTTATTTGTATAAAAATCTCTTAGAACGCTTAAAATGCTTATTTACTTAGGATCATAAAATGTTTATGAACGCTAAAATATTTATAATCATTAAATGTTTATGAACGACAAAAAAGAAGATGTTACCATCTTCTTTTTATAATTCTCTTACCATTGAAAGAAAGTAAGCAGATTTCCAACCATGACATAAAGAAGAAAACTACTTTAATAAACCACCATATCAACCACAACGGAAAGAAACACAAATAAATCAATAATCTAAGCAATTAGTCAACCCCCTCTATACGAATAGCACGGCTTGCGACTGGGTCCACCTTTACAAACATACCCATCACGTCATATATTTCAGTGGCGCCGCTTTCTTCTACTATATCATACATTGTACGAATATAACAGATATCATCATAGTTGTTTACTTCTTCATAGGCTTCTAATTTCTCTAAAATTTTTAGTTCCTGTTCTTCATCACCATAGTAATAATAATCATCGCCATAATAGTACTTACTATAATAAGTATCATCATAATGATAATATCTCGTTTGCCATGGTATATAACCCTCATTGCTATAATAAATACCATCGCTTTCGATCCAGTCACCATATTGGCATATATTGCCGTGACTGTCTAAGAACGCTAAACGTGAACCATTTATAATAGGTTCTAGCAGCTTTTTCGTTCTATCATCGTGTAAGAATTTAGGGTTCATATCATAGAGATATGATATACACTTATTCACAAATAATTGTGTATCGCTATAGATGCTTTTCTTTTCCTCAAAGTCACTAATAATCCCATTGTGTGCCATTCCTAAGCTGGTTATAACGTGTGTTTTTCGTAAAGCGTTTAGATCACTAGTGACAGGAAAAGGATGGCAAGTGGCGCCATCTGTTTTCCCACTAGTGGAAATACGGAAATGTAAGATTAAAGGTATTTCATCAATATTAATTTTCTTTTTTAGTTTATCAAGACTATTTAACAATTCTTTTAATGTCATGAAACCTTTATTGATATGTACTCTATTGTTATAAGCGTACATATAACCCGCGCCATCGGGGTTATTTTCAAACATTGTTTCTATGATGCTTTCATCTATCATTTTTTGATGAGCTGGTTTGATCGCAATAATACACATTAGAATTCACCTCCTAACAAGTTAGAAAGTTCTTTTCTATTACATAAGTAGTAATAACCATGTGTTTCGAATGTGTCAAACTCCGATAAATTAATATAGCTCTGGCGGCGTTTGTGTAGTTCTCCGTTATTGTTATAGAGACAATAGAAAACGATTGTATCTCCTACAATTTCACCAACACATACATAGTTTAGATTGATAAAAACGCTTTCATCTAAACCCTTTTTGATTACCTGCATTAGTTCGTTTTCTTTCTTTTCTAACTCGCCTAAATTCAATTCACTATCACAATAAATGTCGCGTGAGTTGCTGTATTCTCTACAATAATCACCATCTAACAATGAATCCCATGTGATAACATCTGTATTACTCATTGCAGCTAAACAGATATTGTGAACTAATTCAAGGCTTGCCATAAATGTTTCATATCTTAAAGTACCACGGAAAAATCTGAACTCATAAGTAGAACTATTATTTTCATTGAACCATGTAGAGTGGCCATAGTGTTTGGTATTTTTCGCTTTATGCATTGTTACACTATTTTTATGAATTCTTTCCCCAAAGTCGCTATAATCATAATCCCAACGTTGACGGCGTGAAAATTGAAACAATTCATCTTTAAAGAAGAAAAGAATTGTTTTCAATCTGTCATAACCGCGGTCGTCAAAAAATGACTTGTTAACGTGTACGTGTAAACCACAAGTGCCAGCGTCATGACTTTCACAATTGCCATCTAATTCACTAAAGAACCAGTCGTTATAATGTTGGTTCTTGTGATATTCCAATGTGCAGGGCTGGGAAATAAACTCAAAAGCAACTGTACAATCATATTCACAATGTAATGTGCCATCCATATCACCATCTAATACGCTAGATGCTAAGTCATCATAATCACCACGTACATTGTCAACTTCTAATTCAAACCCCATAAACAATGGGCTTTCACGTGCTAGAGAACGAGGATAATAACCATCACGATAACAATGATAATCATAAATAACAGGTTCCATATCTTCCCAACAGGTATCACAATAATAATTGCCATTTCTACAATGCATATCATAATCACGGCTGAAATAATCGCCGCATTCATCGCATTTTTGAAAGTCATAATCCCTTGATACATACGTTTCTGTATCTGTTAGATAAACAGTATAATCGCTAGGTTGATAGTCTTCAGTATCTTCACAAAAGATATAACCTTTATTCTCGATAGTATCATTTGTAAGTAGATCATTATCACAATAACCATAATCACTAGTATCTTTATTGATATAGCAATCTTCAAAAGTAGAATACTCAATACTATAATCTTTTCTAAGTTCTTCTACTTCACTCATTAAAATGCTAATCATGATGTTGTGGTCATAATATTTAACTAAGTAATCCATAATGTTTTACCTTAAGAAAAACATATGATATAATCATGTCGCTATTTGTCGGTCAAAACAGTATAGCACTAATGTAAAGAGATTAATTCTAATATGTACATCTATATATAGATTGGTACGTTGTGAATTAATCTCTTTTCTTTTTAATACTATACATAGCAATATGTATATATACGTTTCTCTTTTCCTTTTGAGATTTTCACGTTATTTAATTGTCAATGAACTATCTTTTAGTCACTTATTAATGACTACACACGTATAATACATTAGATAATGATTAATGTCAATAATAAAAAGCATTATTTAATGATTATTTTTTAATGTCTTTTAATCGTTCGTTTTTTAGACATGTATCTTTTTAATACCCCGCCCCGCCCACTATTTTCGAGGGTTACACCGAAGGTGCTCAACCCCGCTACCACCGACGGCCTAATTTTAAGGTCATACATTAATTAGTGTTGACACATACCGAGAGCAATGATATACTATGCCTAGGAGGTAGATATTATGAACTTAAAAGAATGCTTAAGAAAGATGATTGATGACAATAACAGCTCATTTGCTAGACTTGCAGACAGACTAGGATATAAAAGTAGTGCCAGTATTGGAAATATATCTAGAGTGAGCGACACAAAGGTCAGCATCCTAATCAACATATGCAACGAACTTGACTACGACATCATCATCAGACCACGAGGCGGTAATGACAGAGCAGAAAGAACAATCGTACTAGATGAAGTGCCCGACAGAAAAGACAACAGAGGCAAATGGCGATGAAATACGGCTACGCACGAGTGAGCACAGGGAAGCAGTCTCTCGACAGACAGATAGACAGCCTGCGCTCATACAATGTGGACTATATTTACAGTGACAAGTACACGGGCACAAGAATCGACAGACCGAACTACTGCAAGTTGAAGGAAACGATAAAGAAAGGGGATGAACTATACATCCACGCACTAGACAGACTTGGAAGAAATAAACAGCTCATAAAGGATGAGATTAGGTTTTTCCAGGAAAAGGGTGTTATAATAAGAATACTTAATATGCCTACAACCATGATTGAACTGGACGGACAGGAATGGATCATCGAGATGATAAACAACATAATCCTCGAGGTGCTTTCATCACTCGCTCAGCAGGAGCATGACATGATGGTAGAGAGAACCGTCGAAGGTCTCAAAGCTGCACGCAAGAGAGGAAAGAGCATTGGAAGACCGACCGTCTCAATCGAAGAGGTAGATAACCTGGTCAGACAGGGTGTATCGATAACAGATGCCTGCAAGCAGTGCAATGTGAGCAGAGCAACGTATTATAAGCATAGAGCCTAGAGCCATGCACCACATATGGTGTAGGCTCTTTTTTTTGTGCAATAAAAGAGATAAAGGAGGAAATATGGCAATAGATAAGAAGAAAGTGAAACTGTACAAGAGTACTGATAGTCTTACTGCCAAGTATGACATCGTACTGAACTGCTACGCTACGAATGACAAAGATACGCTTCTGCATCTTAATAAGGACTTAAGACACAGACTGGCTGAAGCAAACAGCAACAGAAGCAAGGATATCGAGGAGCGATACAACATGTATCAGATGTATAAGAAGACATTCCTGTTTACGGCACATTATTCATTTGAGGACTACATGCTTTATCTCGAGATAAACAGGCCTATCAAGGAGCAGTTCTACCGTCCACGAATGAAGATATTAAGACCTGTAGTGGAGAACTTGCAGTCTCTTCATGATGGCAATCTTGATGAACTATTCATTTCCATGCCTCCACGAGTAGGCAAGACAACACTGATCATGTTCTTTCTTACATGGCTCATGGGAATCAATTCAGAAAAGACGAATCTGTACAGCAGTTTCTCTGACACAATCACGCATTCGTTCTATGAAGGTATAAACGAAATCATCAATGACAATATGACCTATACATACAGTGAGATTTTCCCAGCATCCGTCATAGTGAATCAGAACTCTAGATTAAACACATTGGATTTAGAGCGAAAGAAGAGATATCCGACGCTCACATGTCGTTCTATCTATGGAACGCTGAACGGTTCATGTGACTGTAACGGCGTGCTTATCGGTGATGACTTGATTGGCGGTATCGAAGAAGCACTCAATCCGGAGCGTATGTACAAGACATGGAAATTAGTAGATAACAACCTCATTACACGTGCTAAACAGGGAAGCAAGGTATTGTGGATAGGTACTAGATGGTCACTTGTTGACCCGGCTGGTCTAAGACAGGACCTTATATTGAATGATCCGAACTTCAAGTCAAGAAAGTATAAGATTGTGAATCTGCCAGCGCTCAATGAGAATGATGAGTCCAATTTCGACTATGACTATGGCGTTGGATTCTCTACTGAATACTATCAGCAGAGAAGGGCGTCATTCGAGAGAAACGATGACATGGCATCCTGGTTCGCACAGTACCAGGGAGAGCCTGTAGAACGTGAAGGTGCATTGTTCAACGGCGGAGATATGAAGTTCTATAACGGAATACTGCCGAATGAGGAGCCAGTCAGAAGACTGACTGTAGTAGATACTGCCTGGGGCGGTGGTGACTACGTGAGCGCTCCGATAGCCTATCAGTATGCAGATGGAACGGTATATATACCAGATGTTGTGTTCAATAACGGCGATAAGAGAATAACACAGCCGGAAGTGGCGAAGAAAATCGCTTCGTGGGGTGTACAGGACTGCGATGTCGAAAAGAATAATGGTGGTGAAGGCTATGCCGAAGATGTACAGAAGGAACTCGAACGACTTGGTTACAAATGCGTCATAACATCACACAGTGCGCCGACAACAAAGGCAAAAGAGGTGCGTATATTTCAGAACGCTCCCGATATTAGAGAGTTCTATTTCCTTGAGCCGGGCAAACGCTCAAAGGAGTATTCAATGTTCATGAATAACCTGTTCTCATTCAAGATACTCGGCAAGAACGAGCATGATGATGCACCCGACAGCTTGTCACAGTTGTGTGACAGACTGTACGGAGGCTATGGAACGATAAAAGAAATATTCAAAAGACCGTGCTAAAAGGCGCCGTTTCTCTCTCTGCAAAATACAATGATATTAGGGATGCCTGCATTCATTTGCCTACCCCCTATGTCACCTACAAGGCATCCCTCATATCTGTTCATTACAGGGAGGAAATCAATGAAAAAGAATATATATTGTCCTCTCTGCTTGAAGAGAGGAAAAAAGAAGATACTAGGCAGAGTAAGCGACGATACAAGCGGCACGCTTTATCTCTGGTGCAAGGTAGACAAGAAAGAAATTGAAATTCGTGTGGAAGGAGGCAACGCTGGTGATTAACAGAGGTAGAAAGACAATCTATTCAAGTGAATCAGAAATCACAAGAGATAATGTTCAGAGAGTAGTCACATATGCGATGCAGACACACGAATTAAATCGCAAGGATATAAAGTACCTTATCGAGTACGAGAAGGGAAGACAGGACATCCTCGATAGAGAGAAGCCTGTAAGACCCGAAATCAACGAGAAGATAGTAGAGAATCACGCATCACAGATTGTTAATTTCAAGACGGCTTTCGTGTTTGGCTCACCAATCAGATATGTTCAGAAGGCTGAACAGGAATTGGAAAGCGAAACTACATCAGATGAGGATGATGGGTACATCGGTGAACTAAACAGCATGTGCTTTGATGAAAGAAAGCACACAAAGGACCAGGAACTGGCAAAGACATTTCTAACATGCGGTGTGGGATATAGAGGCGTTTTTCCTCAGAAGGATAAAACCGCTTATACACCTTTTAGAATTGTTAACCTGGACCCTATGAACACATTCATCATCTACAGTCCCGACATTTTTCACGATCCGTTACTTGCAGTCACATACTGGCGTGATATGAACGATAAAGGGATTGTGGAAGAAACGCATTATACGGCTTACACGAATGACAGGGTGTTTCAGTTTACAGATACACATGTCGGCGAGGTCGAAGAAAGCGTAAATGGTATCGGAGCAATTCCTATTGTTGAATATCGACAGGATTATGACAAGATGGGGTGCTTTGAGAGAGCCATCGGCCTATTAAATGCAATCAACACATGTACGAGCGACAGACTGAATGGACTGGCACAGAATGTACAGTCATTCATTTGGTTTGATAACGTTGACATGAATAAGGAAGACTACGATGAACTTAGAGAGAACGGTGCATTATCCACAACAAGCAGAAACGGAACTACAGCATCCGTAAAGACGATTGAAACATCACTTAATCAGAACGAAATTCAGAGTTTGAGCGATTACTTATATGCCCAGTTACTGCAGATCTGCGCTATGCCTTCTAGAGAAGCACAGAGTGGTTCTACAACAGGGCAGTCATCTATGCTGAGTGGTGGATGGCAGGAAGCAGAAGAAGATGCTTATCGACTTGAAGAGATGTTCGATGAAGGGGAAAAGAAGTTCCTCGCTATCGTTAAAAACATTCTCGACCGAAGCAATACAGTTGTTAAGGAAGAAGTCAAACTAAGAGATATTGATATCAAGTTCTCTAGAAACAAGGTCACTAACATGCTTGTCAAGACACAGGGGCTTCTAAATATGAAGACATTCGGCATCCATCCAAGAGTTGCCATTCAGACTGCTGACTTATTCAGCGACCCTCAGCAGGTATACGTGGACAGCAGAGAGTACCTGGACAAAGCATATAACACTGAATTGAAAACCGACATCAATGATGATGGCAAAGACTTACAGAGTAATCCACAGGGTGATAACCCAGCGACAGTAACAAACGACCAGAATACGCAGATGTCATTTGTAAATTCCGGTTAGCATATTTAGGTAAGTATATTTGAGTTAGAGAAAAACTTTAAAGAGCACATATACAGTTAGAGAAAAACTTTAAAAAGCACATACATAGTTAGAGAAAAACTTTAAAGAGCAAGGAGAACCAAAATGAACGTAAGAGAAATTTTAGGCGCTAGATTAACTGAAGACACAACAATCGAAGATTTAATCGAAATGTTAGAAGCAGACAATTCTACTGTATCAGTCAGAGAATATAACGCTATGAAAGATAAGAGTGATAAAAACGCAAAGGAAGCAGCCAACTATAGAAAGCAGCTCAATGCGAATAAATCACAGGAAGAGATTAATAAAGAAGAAACTCAGAGACAGATGGATGAATTGGCCAGTCAAAATGCTGATCTCACAAAAAAACTATCAATCATGGAAAATGAGAAGAAATTCATATCTATGGGATATAACGAGGAGAGTGCGCACAAAGTGGCTAGTGCTTTAGCCGAGGGTGATATGAAATCATTTTTCAAGCAGCAGGAAATTTTTAATGCTGAATTAAACAAGAAATACAAAGCAGAGGCGTTAAACAATACAAAAACGCCAGGACAGGACGATAATCACGACGATATCATGACAAAAGAGAAGTTAAGCACAATGTCATTAAGGGAACAGATGAAGTTCGCTGAAGAAAATCCTAGTGAATATCAGTCAATTTACGGCAAAGGAGAATAAGATATATGGCAAACACACCATATCCTAATTATGTATTGGAAAACAAGTTTGAAGACCAATACCAGACATATCTAGACTTAATGCAGTTCTGTACTGTTGATAACTCATTAACAGGCGAACCTGGCATGAAGAAAAAAATCCGTACTTATGTAGCAACTGATGGTACGGAAACAGTAGCAAAAGGTGAAGGAAACACTAAGTCAATCACAGCCAGCTACACTGAAACAGAATACACAATCGAGACATTACAGAACAGATTCGATTGGTATGATGAAGATGAAATGGAAGATCCATTAGTAGTTGATAAAGGCTTAGAACACCAGGCAGTTGACATGTTCAACACTGCTCAGAAGAAGGCTGTCGCAGAGTTTGCAAAAGCCACTCAGAAAGTAGAGACTGCCAAGTTTGATTTCAACTCTTTCGTTGATGCAGTAGCATCTATTAAGGACTTAAAAATCAGTGAATCAACTGAAATCACGGGATTAGGCGTTTTCGCATTAGTTCATAAGAAAGACACTGCAGAAATCCGTAAGAATCTAGGAGATTTATTAAAGTACGTAGAAGCATATGCACGTAGCGGCTACATCGGTACAGTTGCTGGTGTAAACATCTATACATCTGCATTAGCAAAAGAAGGAGAATTTGCAGTAGCAACTAAAGAAGCAGTTACTTACTTCAACAAGAAGGGTGCAGAAGCCGAATCTTCAACTAGAGGAAGCCGTTCAGCAGAAAATGCTAACAAGCGTGAAAACACAGTTTTCTTAAGAAAGTATGGTATTTTCGCCTTAACAAATCAGAACTACATTGTAAAGGTTGTTAAGAGTGCAACTAGTGGACTCGCTGCGGGGGATGAAATTCCTACAGTCTAGAAAGGGGTAGAGAATGAAAAAAGTAGAAGTGATTAAAGCGTTTTATGACGCAAAAAACAAAAAGACCCTACGTAAAGTAGGGGATGTGATTAAAGTTACAGAAATCAGAGCAATGGAACTCATTGAAAAAGAGTTTGCAAAAGAAGTGGAATAGTGAATATGAAAGGGGATGATAAATATGACACAGGAAGAAATTCTGAAAATCAAACTAAAAGATGATGATGTTAATAACGATGAATTAGAAGTTCTTCTGCAAAGTGCTAAGTTAATCATCCTCTCAAATCGCTATCCTTATCATGATTTTCCTGTTGATGACAACGGAGAATATATTCTTGAGAATAGATACAAGGATCTGCAGATAAGAATTGCAGTGGAATTATTTGCAAAAGCCGGTGCAGAAGGAGAACTGACTCATACAGAAAATGCAGTAACACGACAATGGGCAAGCGCCGATGTTTCGCCTGCATTGTTAAAGGAAATTATTCCTAAAGCGAAGGTATTCTAAATGAGAAACTTCAAGAGAGATCAGTTCACAATCTACTATGCACTGTTCCAAAAGGATAGTGCTACGGATAAATACGGCAACAGAATAGGCGACTATACCGAGCCGACAAAATTAAAAATTTCACTTTCTGCAGCAAAGGGCGATTCGAATTATAACGTATTTGGTAAAGATACTGATTATGACAGAGAGATGGTTACGACAGATACCAACTGTCCTATTGATGAATATTCTAGATTATGGATTGGCGTCGATACGTCAGAGACCCACAATTACGTAGTGACAAAAGTCGCAGTAAGCAAGAGGGAGAAGAGATATGCAATCAAGGAATATAAAGGTTAGGCTGAACGATGAAAGTATCAGTCAAGCCATCTCTAGTCTTAAGGAATACAAGAAAACACTGAAATATAAGCAGGCTGTCCTCATGAAAGAACTCGGTGAGCATGGCTTTGAAGTAATGGTCAGAGAGATAGATTCCTATCCTATGCCTTATTCCAAGGACGATTTAATTAATAGTGTGTCATATGAATGCACAGGTAAAACAGTCACTATTTACAATGCATCTGAGCACGCTTTATTTGTAGAATTTGGAACCGGAATCGTTGGCTCACGTTCGCCACATCCACACGATACCATCGGGTATCACTATGATGTCAATAATCACGGTGATGATGGGTGGTATTATCGTGATGAAGGCGAATGGCAGTGGACAAAAGGTATGCCATCTAGACCATTCGCTCATGGCACATATGAGACTTTGAGGGCAGAACTTACTGATATTGTAAAGAAGGTGTTTCAACAGTGATTGACAGAGAAGATGAATTATTCGCTGATATTGCAGACCATCTTAGAAAACAGTTTCGTGATATCTATATTATCGGAAAACAATTATCTTCTGAACCACCTAGATTTCCGGCAGTATCTATCATTCAAGAGAACAACGTAGTGAACAAACGATATAGTACATTTGACGAGATGGAAAATGTTGCTCATATTACTCAGTACATTGAAATCTATTCTAATGATAAAGAGCAGAAAGAAGAAATATGCAAATCGATATCGTTAGCAATTGATAATGTATTGAAAACTCATGGCTATTGCAGAATGCTTAACCAGCCGATGGTTAACGCTGATGATACTATAGCAAGAAGAATCATGAGATATAAGAAAGAAAATGAAACACAATATTAAGGAGGATAAATATGGGAGTAGCAATCAACACAGCTGGCGTAACTGTAGGATATGCCGTTGAAGCGACAGCAGGTACTAGACCAACTAGTGGGTATACTGTAATTCCGGACATCAAGTCCGTTCCGGAACTAAATCCAAGTCCGGAAACTTTAGAATCTACTGATCTAATGGAAACAGAGTACAAGACTTATATTGAAGGCTTAAAGGACTTAGGTGGAGCATTAGCATTCACAGCAAACCTAACAGAGGAACTCATTACAGTTTGGGATGTCTTAATTGGAAAGTACGAAGAAGCTGCAAAGACAGGCAAGTCTACATGGTTTGAAATCAAGCATCCTAAGTTAGCAAAATCTGTTTACTTTAGTGGTCAGCCATCAAAGACAGGTTTACCAGCAATTGAAGTAAACAGCATCTTAGAAACTAACTTATATATCACACCTACAGGTGCACCTGAATGGGGAGCAAAAAGCACTGATAACGTATAAGTTAGAGGCGCTTTAATCGGCGCCTTTTTTTAATAATTTATAGAGGAGATAAGCAAGTATGGAAAAAACAAATAGCACAACAATTAAATTTGCATATGAAGGTAAAGACTATGAATTAGGTTATACAAGAGAAATTGTCGGCAAGATGGTTGGAGAAGGCTTTGAAATTGAAAAAGCAGCTCAGAACCCACTTGATGCGATTTATGAATTATTCATTAATTCATTTGAAATGAATCATCAAGATACAGATATCAATACAAGAGAAAAGATTTTAAAGAATCTTGGCAATAAAGAACATCTATTTGCAGTACTTGTAGAAATGTTCTCTGAACCAATCGAATTCCTAGGAGAACCAGAAAAAAACGCAATCGAGTGGACAGTATAGAAAGCGAAAGTGATGCCGATGCGTCCACGAACGATTATAGGAAAGTAATGAATGAGTGGTTTCCCTATTATCTTGCGTTAGGGATGACCTATGAACAGTATTGGTGTAGTGACCCATATCTTACGGTTTATTATCAGAAAGCCAAGAAAATGAAGTTTGATTATGATAATCAGATGGCTTGGATAAATGGAATGTATATCTATGATGCCGTGTCGGCTATTGTTTTCAATACATGGTGCCGTAAGGAAGGGGAACAGTGTAAAGAATATACTAATAAGCCTTATGAATTTGACGGGGCAAAGCAAGAAGAAGAATTAAAGAAAGAAGCAGAAGTCCAGGCAGAAGCGTGGATGCGAAACTTCGTTAATCTGTATAAAGTTTAGAGCCGAACCGAGAGCCTTATTTTTTAAGGAAGGAGGTTTAAGACTATATGGCTGATATAGATAAATTATCGATAGTATTCGAAAGTGATGTTGATGGAGCAGTCAGCTCAATAGATAAGTTGACAGGTGCACTTCAAAGATTAAATCAAGGTATTAAGATTGACGGCAATATTGCAACTACCTTGAACTCTCTTTCAAGACTTGACAAGGTAGTCAATGGTTTAAACACCAAGAATGTTGATGCTTTTTCTAAAGGAATAAGAAATCTTGCTGAAGCAATGAAACCTTTAGAAAAAATCGGCAAAAGCGGTCTTGGCAAAACATTGAACAGTTTATCAGATATATCTAAAGTCATCAGCAAATTAGACCAGGCAGACTTAGGCAAGTTCGGCGGGCAGATGAATCAGATTTCAAGTGCCATGGCACCACTTGCGCAGAACAGCAATCAGTTGTCTGATGTGTTTAGTAAAATGCCGAGTGCAGTAGCCTCTGCATCCAAGTCCTTAGATGCCTATAATTCTAAATCTAGAGGTGCTAAGACTCATACAGGTGGACTGTTTTCGGCAATCAGTTCTTTAGTAAGCGGAGCACGAAACGTAAAATCCACTTTCTTGGCGATAAGTTCTGCATTCAGTTTCTTTTACGATGAAAGTGCTGAATACATAGAACAGTTAAACCTGTTCAATGTCGCAATGGGCAGTGCATCACAAAGTGCCAGCGCATTTGCTCAAAAGGTCAGTGATGCTATGGGCATCGATCCAGGCAAATGGATGGAGTACCAGGGCACACTTAATATGATGATTGAAGGCTTTGGCGTGGCAAGTGACAAAGCACAGATAATGTCGCAGAACCTAACACAGTTATCATATGACTATAGTTCCTTAATGAACGTAGATGTAAGCACTGCTTTCGATAAAATACAGAGTGCCATGTCCGGACAGATTAAAGGCTTGAAGGAATATGGTAACAACGTGTCTGTCGCAATGGTCAAACAGACAGGTCTCAAATATGGCTTACAAGGCAACGTAAGTACCTGGGATCAGAACACACAGGCAATCATGAGATACATCACCATCATGAATAATGCCAGCAAGGTAGATGTATTCAATGATATGGCACGTACAATCAATACGCCTAGTAATGCCGTACGTATCTTGACACAGCAGTTCCATGTGCTTAGACGTGCGATTGGTAATATTGCGAGCGTATTTGCTACGGCAGTAATTCCATACATACAGGTAGCAGTTGAACTTCTAAACAAGTTTGCTAGTTTTGTGGCTGGCTTATTCGGATTTAAATTACCAACCATTGATTATAGTGGCTTAGAAAAAGGCTCTGGTGCTATGGATGATATGGCAGATAGCGCTGGTAACGCTGGGTCAGCAGTAGATGGAACGAGCAAGAAAGTAAAAAAATTAAAGAAAGAACTTCAGACTTTAGGCTTTGATGAACTGAATATCCTCAACAATCCGAAGAACGATTCCGATAGTGGAGGCTCTGGTGGTGGAGGAGGATCTGGTGGAGTCGGTGGTGGTGGCAGTATCGGTGATATTGATTTGCCACAATATGATTTCTTGAAAGGCTTAAAGAAAGATACGGACGAAATAGAAAAGAGATTAAAGGAACTATTTAAGCCTGTTACCGATAGTTGGAACAAGTATGGCAAAGGAGTCATGGACAGTTTCAAGTTTGCTTTGGATGAATTATCTGCACTTATAAAGAGTATTGGTAAATCATTTGGAGAAGTATGGCAGAACGGAACAGGCAAGAAGACGGTAAGCGAAATTCTGCTAATCGTTAAGAACTTATGCGACTTCGTTGGATATCTAGCAAAGCGTTTCAGAGAAGCGTGGGATGAAGCCGGACTAGGAACAAAGATCATTCAGAATCTATGGGATGCTGCAAATAATTTGCTTCATTCTGTTGAAGACATTAGTGAGCAGCTGAGTAATTTTGCTTTCTATCTTGATTTCAAACCAGCGTTAAAGAGCGTTTATAGTTTATCAAAGGCTTTTAAAGAACTTTCAGATATTGTAGGAAAATATCTAAGTGATGCTTTCAAAAATGTATTGATACCATTAGCAAAATGGGGCATTGAAAAAGTTATTCCTACAGGAGTTAGTGCTTTAGCAGATGCCTTAAAGGGAGTCAGTGCTGCTCTTAAGAATTTAAGACCGTTTATCACTTTCCTAGAAAAATTAACTGTTGCCCTAGGAAAATTAGTAGGGAACACTATTTTGGTTGGTATTAGCGCATTAGGAAAAGCATTGAAGGCTATCGGTCAGTCAAAAACGTTGTTAGCAGCATTAACCACTACTGTAGCAACGCTTATCGCTTCTATGAAGTGGGGCAAGGTAATCAATGACTTGAACGATGTAAACAGTACCGTAAGCAAATTGAAGGTAGTATTTGAACTTTTCAAAGAAGAAGGAATTTCTGCACTTGAACTTTTAGTACAGGATTTTGTTAAGTCACATAAGGCACTTGATACATTAGTCACTGGTTTCAAAGGATTAAATGATGCCAACGGTATACTTAGTGGAGTAAGTACTGCTGTTACTGCGTTAGGTACTAAACTCGGTGTATTGACCGTGGCTGAAGGTGGAGCAACAACTGCAACAGGTTTATTAGGTAGTGCATTTGCGTTCCTTGCGGCTAATCCATTGGTAGCTGTTGCTGGTGCTATAACTATCGCAGTCGCTGCAATAGCGATATTCACAAGCAAAGTCAAGGATAATTCTGATGCACAGGAAAGAGCGTTATCATCAGCCAAGAGACTTTCTGACGGCTTGAAGGAACAAGCACAAGAATGGAAAAAAGCCAATGCAGAAGCAAAAAAGAATGCAGAAGCAGGCCAGCAAAATGCTCTTGTTGCACAGGACTACGCTAGCAGATTATATGGTATCGTAGATGCGAATGGCAAAATCACGGGCACTGTAAAACAGGCACAATTCTTTGTTGATCAACTTAACAATCAATTAGGAACGAATATCGAAATTCATGACGGTGTTATTTCTAACTGGGATGAAGAAAAGCAAAAAATCAATGAAAACATTGAAGCACTTAAGCGAAAAGCTGTTATCGAAGCGTACAGTGAAAAATTCATTGAAGCAGAAAAAGAAAGAATCAAAGCCCAAGAACAGTTAACTGAAGCAACTAGTAAGTACAATAAATCAAAAGAAAGAGAAGAAGAACTTCTCGGAAAACTCAAAAAAGCGTGGGAGAGTGGACAGGAGCCAAGTGCTTCTTTAACTAATGAATACCAAAAACAGTTAGAAATAACTAAAAAGTACGGTGATGCAGTAGGTAGTGCTAAAGACAAAGTCACAAGCATCACTGATGGCTTGAACGAATACAACGCTGCAATACAGTCTGCTGATGGAACTGTTGAAAGTTCTACTGCGTTCATTGTCGAACAATATGGAGTGCTAGCAAAAGATGGCACATATACATATAGTTCTCTAGCGAACGGCCTCAATGACCTTAACGCCAAGTGCGATGAAAACGGAAAAGTATGGCAGACCTTAAGCAAGACAGAACAGGAAGCAAGCAAACAGGCGAGAATTCAGTTGCTTAGCGACCTGGCTCAGAAAGCATTCAATCAAGGCAAGACTTATGAGCAGATGCTTTCTACTGCAAAAGCAAAAGGTGCTGAATTAACACAAGCCGATAAGGTTGAGTTAAAGAAGCAGTATGACAACCTTAAGAAGCAGTCAGAAGATATAAAGGCGGTCAAAAATACTCAAAACAACACATTACTGGCTATGCTTGATAAGTACGGCATCGATAAGAATAGTAAAGATGCGAAACGCTATCAGAAAGAATTGAAAGATGCGCAAAAGAATGGTACCGAGCAAGGTCAGCACTATATTGACAAGTTAGCCAAAAAGATAAATGACGGAGCACCGAAAGTCAGCAACGAAACAAGCAAGGTTGGAAAGCAGAGTAAAGAGAAATTTGAATCTCACAAAGCAGATTTTAAAGTAGACACAAAATCGGCTGATAACATTCTTAGCCGATTCATGAGTTCAATTCCTAGTTTTAAGTCTATGAAATTAGACCTTAAGACAGATAAAAAGAGATTCAAAATCGGTGATTTCGGATTTGATATCGGTTTCTTTGCTCGAGGTGGATTTCCGGATAGTGGTCAGATGTTCGTTGCTCGAGAAGCCGGACCGGAATTAGTAGGTCGTATCGGGCGCAGAACTGCTGTTGCGAATAACGATCAGATTGTACAGGGTATTGCAAGTGCCGTAAGAAGTGCCATGGCTGGCGCAAATAATCCTAACGGTGGTGGTACTACAAGAATCACAGTGCAGAACGTTCTAAACGGCAAAGCAATCGGTGAGTCTGTCATCGAATACCACAATGGCAAAGTCAAGCAGACAGGACATAGTCCTTTATTATTCTAAAAGGAGGGAGACAACGTGGATTATATTTTAGTTATAAACGGTTATGGATGTTTCCCTAGCAAATACGAAGTACAGCTAAGTGATGTTGACAGGGAGGACGGAAGCGGAAGAAACCAAAACGGAGATATGCTACGAGATAGAGCGGGGGTCAAGAAAAAAGTCATCTTGACCTTCGCTGCTATTCCGCAGTCAAAGGCAGAACGCCTGTTGAAAGCCGTTAAGGATGAATTCGTTACTGTCACATACCTAGATCCGGAACTTGGAAAACGAACAATGACAGCTTATGTCGGTGACAGAAACTGTCAGATGTTCAAATATGATAGGGCAAGTCAAGAATGGATATGGGATAGTATAACATTCAACCTTATCGAGAAATAATCAGAAGGAGGGGCAATGATGATTAACACAAGCAGACAATATCAAGATGTTATAGTTGGTCCTTCTAGAAGCATTAAAGCAAGAGTGAAATTCAACGGAGATACTTTATTGGATGATGATAAAGTTATCTCTGTTTCACTGAATGAGATAGCGAATTCTGATGAAAAAGTCACAATTGGTGAACTCAACAGTGCGAAGGCAGTCGTGGAGTTCGAAATGCCCAACGATGCAATCCCTTTAAAAAACGGAATATTCAGCATTCAAAGCGGACTGCTTGTGAATGGTAAATATGAGTTTGTAGATAAAGGAACATTCTATATAGATGAGATAGAAAGCAGCATGGGCAGTAAGATTGTTACTGTCAGCGGCTACGACAGCATCTATAGAATGAATGCAGAATACGAGCCAGGCATTAAATATCCAGCGTTATTAGAAGAAGTAATACAAGATATATGCAGACAGTGCAATATCACATCTGCAATTGACAATATCCCAAGCATTACATTGAATGGCTACCAGGAAAACATTACATGTAAAACATTCATGGGCTACTGCCTAGGACTTATGGGATTGAATGGTCGCATGAATGAAAGCAACAAACTGATAGGCTACTGGTTTGAAGACAGTGGCTTTAAAGTTAAATGGGATAATCAGTTTCAGAGTGGATTCAAGCTGACATCCGACAATGATGTGAAGGTCACAAGCGTGTCCTGCAATGGATTGATTAGTGGCAATGGCTATGGCATATCGTTTGAGAATCCATACATGACACAGGAAATTCTCGATGGAATATACAAGAAAGTGAATGGATTAACTTATAGTCCATCGACTGTTGAATGGAGAGGGAATCCGTCATTACAGATAAGTGACATCATCAAAGTAGAAGATAACAACGGTATATTTCACAATGTCATTCTAAGTGAACACACAATCACATTGACAGGCATGAAAGACAACATCACTTGTAAAGGCTCAAACGGTGAAGTTGTGATGAGTACATCAAACTCGCCTACGCAGTTAGTTGTAAAGAGGTTGTACAACACACTCACAAATGCACTCAAGACAAACAGTGAGAACATTCTAGGGCATAATGGCGGCTACTACAGAGTTGACTTCAACGAAGAAGGGCAGCCTAGTGGCTGGTCTATCATGAACACGCCGACACTACGTGATGATACTAAGATGTGGAAATTCTCTAGTGGTGGTCTTGGCTACAGTGTTGATGGCGGCAAAACATTCACGAAGATTGCATTTGACTTAGAAGGAAATTTTAGTGCAAATGCTATTACCACAGGGACCATCAGTGGCGAAATGTTTGAATTGAATCTCGAAACTGGAGTCATCAAGATAGGTGAAAGAGACGATAAGGGGGAGATAAGTAACCCTAGCCTATACGTGAATGAAAAAGGCGAAGTGAAAATTAGAGCGTTTGAAAGAGTCGAGAATAAGGCTGATGAAGCGCTTAAAGAAGCACAGGGCTCTGTTAAGAAGTTTGTTTGCGAATATGCTAGTTCAACAAATGGAGCTACACCACCAGAAACAGGCTGGTCAGAGACTGCACCGACTTGGCGTCCTGGATTCTATATATGGCAGAGAACAGCAACGACGATCAACAATACTGTCACATACAGTACTCCGGTATGCATCACAGGGGCTAAAGGTGAGGATTCCATACTATTATGCATAGAATCATCAAATGGCACGACATTCAAGAACAGTGATGTGGCAACTATATTCACAGTAAACATCTATGTGGGTGGAGTTGTGATTGATAACTCTTCAAAATTGAGAGAAACATTTGGAGATAATGCATATCTGCAGTGGTTCATTAAAAGGCATGGAGAGACAGAATTCAGCAAGATTCCGCTAGATGATTCAAGACTCAATGATAACGGATTCATGTTTACTATTTCAGCAAAAGATATTAAATTCAAGGCAGTTTTCAACTGCGAATTAAACGTATAGGAGGAAAAATATGGGAATTAAGGCAGTCAGCCAAGTTGACGTTATCGACTTAACCGATGGTTATTCGGTTGTATTAACAAATGATAACTATACATTCTTAGGTACTACCAATTCGGTGAGTGGTACACAGACAACAACTACACAGGTGATGGCATTGTGCGGGAGTGAACAGGTTCCATGCACTGTAGGAACTATTACATGTCCTACAGGAATCTCAGCAGTGTCTGACGGTAAGTCACCAATGCCAACAATCACAGTTACTGCAACATCTGCATTAACTAAGAGTGGAACTATTACTATTCCTATCGTCGTTGATGGTGATATTACAATTAACAAGACATTCAGTTACTCTATCGCATTCAAGGGGCAGACAGGACAGAATGGTACAAGTGTTACTGTAAGTTCGACTTCTGTAACATACCAGGTTGGTGCAAGCGGAACAACTAAGCCAACAGGAACATGGAGCACTACGGTTCCTAATGTGCCTAATGGTCAATTTCTTTGGACTAAGACAGTAGTCAAGTATTCTGATGGCAAATCAACAGAAGCGTATTCAGTCTCTTACAAGGGTACAAACGGCTCAAATGGTTCAAACGGTACAAGCGTTACTGTAAGTTCAACATCTGTTACATACCAGGCAGGCACAAGCGGCACTACTCCTCCAACAGGAACTTGGAGTACTACAGTGCCTAGCGTGGCAAACGGTCAGTATTTATGGACTAAGACGGTAGTCAACTATTCGGATGGTAAGCACACTGAATCATATTCTGTATCTTATAAAGGCACAAACGGAATCAACGGAACAAATGGTAAGGACGCTATCACTATGGCAATCACTTCAAGTGGTGGAACAATCTTCAAGAATACCGCTATTGCTACAACTTTAACCGCTCATGTTTATAAAGGCGGAGTGGAAGTTACTGGTGCTGCTTTATCTAGTTTAGGAACTATCAAATGGTACAAGGATGGAGGAACTGCTTCGGTGGCAACGGGGTCTACATATACAATCAGCGCAGGAGATGTTACTAACAAAGCAACGTTCAGCGCACAGTTAGAAGGTTAATTATATGATTAAGGCATCTGCAAGCACAACACTTGTGCAAGTAAACGATGGTGAAGACGGACAGGGCATCCGTTCAATCACTCCGGAGTATTATCTATCAGATTCTGCAACGAAAATGCCCGATGCAAGCAGTAACGGGTGGAAAAGCGTTCCCGATGACTACATTGACAAGCATTATTACTGGGTTAGGTCGAAGATATTATGGGATGATGGAACATATACAACGACCACCCCAGTGCTTGCAAATGACCTAA